GGTCCTGTAAGAGTGTTTATAGCAAAAGGTTGTGGTAAGGTTATGAACAAGCGACGTAAAAAAACTAAAGAGTATTAGGAGTAATAATGTTTAAAAAAACTAAAGGCTACAGCAGTGGCGGTAAAGTAAAATCCAAAGGAATGAAAAACGGCGGAGTTATGAAATCTAAAGGGATGCGTAATGGTGGAATGATGAAGTCAAAAGGTATGAAAAAAGGCGGTCCTATGAAATCTAAAGGATATGCAAAAGGCGGTAAAGTAGGCAAGTCTTAAAGTGGCTTACCTGCAAAGCAATATCCCACATTTTAAATGTTGGGTTAGAAAAGAATACACGCACAATCACGAAAAATATCACGGAGAATTCCTACACGCTATGGTAGTAGCTGTAACAACGATGCCTTGTCGTTGTTTAAGTTTTCAAGTTATATTTACTGGTATAGAAGCAGAAGGTGAAGAAGAAGATACCGTACACGGTGGAGCTATGTGGGCAAGAATGCCAATTACTGCTTTAGTAGGAGATACACCTTTTTCTGAATGGCCACAACCTATGGCAGTACACGATGCACAACCTTGGGATTGTTCTTCTCATAATCACGCAGTTTACGTTATAGACAGAGCAACGCCTTGTCCCTGGATGGCAAAGATAGACGGTAATTTTTATCCAGCTAAGTACATGTTTACAGTGGATTACGCGGAAAATGAAATAGCCGATGACCCAGCTCAACATAAACAAAGTCACGTATTAGAACTATTAGATGCAGGCGAATGGACTGGCAATATTGTAGCGTTACCTAATAACAGAGTTAGGGTTACACATCCTGCTTGGTTTGAAACAGGAGAAGGCGCACCAGATTTTAAACCATCTGCCCATATACACTATTCTAAATCTGATTTAGACTATACTCTTGACGTAAATAGAATATTTGATAATTTATATTCTGAGGATTAAAAATGGCATTATCAAACAGTACAAATTTTGAACCCAACGTAACTGAGTTTATAGAAGAGGCTTTTGAACGTTGCGGTCTTGAATTACGTACGGGATACGATTTAAAAACAGCAAAGCGGTCCATTAATATTATGTTGGCTGAATGGGCAAACAGAGGATTAAACCAATGGACAATAGAACAAACCACTCAAGCTTTAATAGAAGGAACTCCTACTTACACATTAAACAGTAATGTTATAGACATTTTAGATATGGCAATAAGACGCACTGTTAATGGAACAATAACTGATACTAATATTACTAGAATTAGCCGTGCTGAGTACAACAATATTCCTGTAAAAGAAACAAAAGGACGTCCTACTCAATTCTTTTTTGATAAATTAACAGAACCCGTCATTAAAGTATGGCCTTCTCCAGAAAATTCTACAGACGTACTGTTGTTTAATAAAATGGTTAGAATGGATGATGCGGATACTGCCATTAATACAATGGATATGCCGTTTCGTTTTTATCCTTGTTTTGCCGCAGGATTAGCTTATTACCTTTCCGTAAAAAGAGCGCCAGAAAAAACTCAATTATTAAAAGGAATATACGAAGAAGAATTTCAAAGAGCTGCCGATCAAGACGAAGATAGGGTGTCTTTTCGTATAAAACCATCAATGAGAAGTAGTTATTAATGGGTTATTCCGCAGGTAAGTTTGCTATAGGTCTTTGTGATCGTTGTGGTTTTGAATACAAATTACACGAATTAAAAAAAGAGTGGAACAATCTTAAAACGTGTGAAGAATGTTTTGAGCCAAAAGCACCGCAATTAGACCCTACCCCCGTAGTATCCGATAAACAAGCTCTTCAAAATCCTAGACCTAATAACGATGTAGAAGCAGGAGAGGGTTTTGTTGTTGTAAGTGATGCAAATATTTTTACCAATACCAGTAACAATTTTTTATCTATGAACTCAAGCATATTAGGTTCTAATTACACAATAACAAAAATGACAGCTTCATTAGGAAGCGTTACAATCACAACATGACCTATAGCGAGTTATATACGTTAATACAAAGTTTTACAGATAATAATGAATCAACGTTCAATACAACGATTCCTGATTTTGTAAAAAATGCTGAAGATCGTATATTTAATTTAGTACAGTCAGATTTTTTTAGAAAAAATCAAACAGGTCATTTATCTACAGGAAATCGTTTTTTAACGTGTCCAACGGATTTTATTCTAAGTTTTTCTTTAGCCGTAATTGATAGTTCTAGTGATTATCAATTTTTGGAAAAGAAACACCCCAGTTTTATGCAGGAATACACTCCTGATATAACTGATACCAGTCTAAGAGGACTGCCTTTATATTACGCAGACTTTGATAAGGAATACAGCACTTCAGGAAGTTCTGGAACCACTATTGTTGTCGCGCCATTACCAGATGCTGATTATTCAGTTGAATTGCATTATCTCTACAAGCCTAACAGTTTAGTTACTACAACTACTGGTACTTGGCTTTCACAAAATGCTAGAGATGCTTTGTTGTATGGCTCATTAATTGAGGCTTATACTTTTATGAAGGGTGAACCAGATTTGCTCAACACTTACGAAACTAGATTCCAACAAGATATAGCTAGATTAAAAAATAGAGCTGAAGCTAGAGGAAGACGCGACGAATATCGCTACGACTCTTTTCGATCTCAAGTAAGTTAAATAAAAGGAGAAAGTATGGAGCCTATCAAGAATCTTGAGGGCAAGACAGTAGCAATAGTTGGCTTGGGTAAAAGCTGGTTTGACTACAATCTTGCAAAATCACACAGCGACAGTTTTGATGAAGTTTGGGCAATTAATGCAGTAGCAAGCGTAATATTTCATGATCGTGTTTTTATGATGGATCCCGCGTCTAGGTTTTTAGAAACAGACGATGCAGGCGGTCAAACTAATAGCATGGTTAAACTTTTAAAAGAACACAAAGGTCCTATCTATACGTGTGAATTAGATGAAAGATGTCCTGGGTTAGTTGAATATCCTGTTGCAGAAGTTATACAACACGCCAATTGCCATTATTTAAACAATACCGCAGCTTACGCAATAGCTTTTGCCCTTTGGAATAAAGTAGGATCTATACAATTATTTGGATTAGATTTTAATTACAAAGGTAATTTGTATTTTGCAGAATCTGGACGAGCTTGTTGTGAGTTTTGGTTAGCTAAGTGTATGGAAGCAGGCATACAAATAGAAATAGCACATTCTTCTTCCTTACTTGATACATCCGTACCTGCTGAAGAAAAATTGTACGGCTACCATCGACTTGATGATCCTTTGGTGATTGGCCTAAGTGAAGACAATATATTAACTCCAATTAAAAGAAGTCAGCTAATACAAGAAGAACAAAAAATAGAACCAAAACTTTTTGGAAGAAACGACAAAAGCGCAATGACAAAAGTTGCACCAGTTGAACCTAAGAAATGGTAATGAAGTTAACACCAGACGGAATACCAGAGTTAGGAATGGTAGAAATAGCCACTACAAATTTCGGTGGGCATCCTCCTGAATTCTGGGCAAAACAGTTAACTGATAAAATAATTGGTTATTCAGAAGACAGTGCGCCTCATATAAAAGAACAAGCTAAAGCTTACGAAGATATAATTTATAAAGTGTGTTTGATTTACTTGAATAATGCTATAAAATCATATAAGGCATCTTTAATTCAAGAATTAATACAAGGAGATGCAGAGGATTTAGCAAAAATAATAAAAGGTATTTAAATGGCAATTACATCAACATTAACTACTAGCTTTAAAACACAACTGCTTACGGCTACTCATAATTTTGCCACTAACGGCAATGCTTTTAAGTTAGCTTTATACACAAGTTCAGCCACATTAGGTGCAGCTACTACAGCTTTCACTACAACTGGGCAAGCAAGTGGAACTAACTACACATCTGGAGGATCTGCTTTAACAAAAGTTGCACCAACAAGTTCTGGGACTACTGGTTTTACGGACTTTGCAGATTTAACTTTTGGTACTGCTACTATTACCGCTAGAGGTTGTATGATTTATAACGATACTAATAGTGATAAGTCTGTAGCTACAATTGATTTCGGTGGTGACAAAACTTCTACAGCAGGAGACTTTACAATTGTATTTCCAGCTGCGGCAGCAAGCACAGCGATTATCAGAATCGCTTAGTTTTTAGATGGCCAACATTAACGGTTGGGGTAGAGGCACTTGGGGCCAACTAACCTTTGGTGAACCTTTACCAGTAACACTTACAGCACCAGGAGCAGGAACATCTGCTTTAGGCACAATCGCTGTTGATGCAGAAGCTAATGTAACTCCAGCTTCTTTAGTAGGAACAACAGGCGCACCTGTTGCAGGTGTAAATGCACAAGCAATTGCTTCTATAGAAGGAGCAGTTGGAACGGTAGGAAGTCTTTCTGTAGCTGTAGATGGTGAGGCCATCGTAACGCTTACCGGATCAGGCACTGTAGGAACAAGCGCA